CATCGGATTGAAACAGATCCAGACGCCGGCGGCCTCGTTATAGCGTCCGAAGGTGTCCGTGATGTCATCCGGATGCCGTTTCACGCTGTCCAGCAGCTGCTTCGCTGTCCGAGATGATGTTTTCCCGTAGGGCTTCCACTTTCCGTCCTCGTCCTGGTAGGCCGTGTTGATGTAGCAGACCCTTTCCTCCGGCTCGAACAGGGCGCTGATGTAGTCGGTGGCATCCTTCGCGGCGTTGTACCCGTCCGGGATCGGCGGCATGGGCTTCGTGTCTTCCTTCTGCCATCCGCTGGTGTCGATCGGCTCTCCGTCATAGGCGATCACGTCGTCCCAGCCGTATGTCTTCAGGCTGTCCGCCCGCCTCCATCCGTATTCCTCCGCCATGTGGTACACCGTGCCCATTGTGGCCTCCCGCCCGGCATAGTTGCCGAATGTCCGCCACTTCTTCTCGCACTCGCCGCTGTGGTACCGGGCCGGATCGGAAGCGCTCCATTCATCCCACAGGCTGCAGGGCAGGCCCTCCTTGTGGAGGGCCGCCCCGACATTCGTCCATTCCTGGTAGCTGAGGCTGCCGCATGGGATGTGCCGGAGAAGTTCCCTGGCTTCGCTGATATCAATCATGTGTTACCAGCTTCCTTCCATATCATGTATCTGTTCCAGCACTCCTCGAATGTATCGAAGCAGTCTGAGCAGGCGGCGCAACGTTCCAGATAATTCCTGACCCGCTCATAGCTGATTGAAAACCTCGGGAAGTCGCAGTCGCCTTTCATGTCCCGTGCGAGATCTCCGGCCGGAGACTCGTCATTTAGGAAATTCAGGATCATGAATTTATAAAAGCTGACAACTCTCCCCATCAGAACGCCCCCTTCTTGAACGCCTTCTTCGGGGCCTCCTCTTCCTTGTCGAAGAACTTCTTCAGCTTGTTACTCTGGTGGGTATTCCCGTCGCGACCGGTGTAGTTGTCCACGTAGATCTCGCACCGGCCCTTTTCGCCGTCCACCTGCAGGAGCTTCCGGAATTCCAGCTTGTCGCCGTGCTGGCGGATTCCGACGGACCGCAGGAAAGCGCCGGCCTTCCACTCGAAGCCCTCCGCCAGGTAGATGTTTTCCACTACCAGTCCGGTTCCAAGCTCCCCGCCGTCCACGCGGAGGAACACCTTCGCCATGTGGCAGGCCGGGATCTTGCTTCCGCCGTCGTACCAGGCCTTCTCCGTCTTGATCACCTCGAATGGATACTTCCCGTCCGGCAGCACGGTTGTTTCCGCACCGCCGCGTTCCTGGTCCTCGGTCAGCTCCGTCACGTCGTCCCAGTCATAGGTCTTCAGATTCTCATTCGCCATTGTTGTTTTCCCCTTTCAATTTAAAATGGTAGGTCGTGAATTTTAGTCAGGCACAGGTCCTTCACCTGATCCCATGCCTCGATCAGCACGTCGCTGATGAAATCCTTGTCGTAATCCTTGACCGGCACGGCGATATCGTAATATTCCTTCTCGCTCACGACGGCCTGCAGCACGGTCACGTCCCAGATCTTCGCGTCCAGCATCAGCTGCCACAGCTGCGCCAGCAGCCGGTCCTTTTCCGGATCGTCACTGGTCATGCTCGGTGGCTTCTGAATGTCCTTCGGCGGGTCCTTCTTCTTCACAGGCGGCACCTTGGCCCCGGTGGTCACATCGACATCCGCCGATTCGGTCCGGTCGAACAGCTGCGCGATCCGGTCATACTCGAACGGCATCTCGTCCGGCAGCCCGAAGCGGTTCTTCGCGTCCCAGCACGCGCTGTGGTTGGCGTACATGATCCGCTTCTGGCCGCCCTTGCCTTTTTTCGTCTTCCCGTCGGTATCGGTCACGATGTCCGTCCGGTAGTTTACAAATAGCAGCAGGTCAACCCATTCCTTAATCAGCGGCGCGATGTTCTTCTCGTTCAGCTTCAGCATGTACCGGTCGTATGATCCCATCTCGTCCGGGAGCTCGAACTTCCTTATCATGCTGTGGCAGACCAGCACCACATGGATCCCGCGCTGGACGATCAGGTCCAGCAGTTCCAGGATTCCCTGCATCTTCTGCTTCGCGTACACGTAGCCTTTGCCGTATCCGATGTCCTCGATGTTCTGAATCTGCTTCTCCATGCACACTGCCTTGAAGATCAGCTTCTCCAGCCAGTCCACGGTGTCGATCACGACCGTGCCGATCTCTTCCGGATGCCCGACCACGTAGTCCAGCTGCTTCAGCACGTCCTCCAGGCTTTCCGGCGGATCGAACCGCGCCACGTCCATGTGCTTCGTGCTTCCCTCCGTGTCGATAAACACGACGCCCGGGAACTTGCTCGCGAAGGTGGTCTTGCCGACGCCCTCCGTGCCGTAGATCCCGACCCTGATGGCCGACTTCACCGGCCCTCTGGAAATGTTCACTCAAATTCCTCCCTTATACATTTTTCGATCACGTAATACGTCGGGCAGTCCACCGGCGACCGTCCGGCCTCGCCTTTGTCGTACCGGCACTTCTTCCCGTACTCGCAGTATTCGTGGCAGTTCCGCGTATCATCCATTGCGGTCCCTCCTGTTGTGTGGTATACTGTATTGAATCCTTTTCTGTGCGGCCGGTTGGATGTTCGTAGCATCCGCCGGCTTTTCATATCCGACCACCATGTTCCGGATGTTCTGGATCGCCCTGGTGAACGCCGGCTGCTCGACCTGCGGGTAATACCGCACCGTCCGGCCGTCGCTCATCGGCACTTCTAACCAGTCCGGGATCTCGCTGCACCGGTGCGCCCACCGTGCCCGGATCCGCGGGATGTTCGGGATGATCCTGATCACACCTTCACCCCCAGGATCCCCATGATCTGCGGCAGCGCCTCCGTCAGCCGTTTCCATGATCCCGGCGCGAAGCTTACCTCGTCCCCTTCCGGGTTCCGCCAGTCGATCCGGTTGAACTTCTGGTCGAAGTAGAACTCGCCGAACTCCGGATGCCGGACCGCCGTCACCTCGAACTCGCCGAAAAAGACAGGGCTCTTCGTCTGGTCGATCTTCAGCCCAACTGCATCCTGGCTGATCCTCGTCTCCGTTGTCTGCTCCGGCGCCACGCTCAGCTGATAGTTCCCGCCGGCTTCCAGTTCGAGCTTCTCGTATTCCTTGCCGTCCGGGCCGACCTTCTTCGGCATCCCCTTGTCCAGGCGTTCCTTTGTCAGCCGGTCGAACTTCTCAGGGTCCTCTTCCTGCAGTTTCTTTTTGATGTAGAACCACGCCGCGCTGGCGTTCTTGCTTCCCTGTTCCTTCAGGACTGCGATCGGATTCCCGCCGGCCAGAGCGGTATCCACGACGACCATCTGTTCGGCCGTCAGCTTTTTCTTCTCGTGTACCACTTTTCTCTTCTCCTTTACTTTCCGCGGTTTCCCGTCAGTGTATTCGTATGGTTTTCTCCCTAACCATTCCCGCTGGAAGTTGAACCAGGTCGCCCGGGGCGTCAGGTAGTTTTCGCTCCACAGGTACGCCAGGATGTCCCCGCCTTGTTTCTCCAGCTCGATGCAGTGCGCCACGATGGCGCTTTTCTCCTCCCATGTCCGCAGCGTCGCCATCAGATCACCTCAGATCATGCCGGCGCACTTCGCGAAGAACCAGATCACGAACAGCGGCACCAGGATGACCTCCGCCCAGTAGATCCGCTCCTCCCGGATCTCTTCCCGACTCTTCCGAACAAAGATCTTCTGCCCGGTAATGGTTCTGACCTCGGTGTATTCTCTCATCACGTTCATCCCTCCAGCATCTTGTTTTTGATCTCTTCGTCCGTGCAGCCCCAGAACTTCAGAAACGGCACCCGCGGGATCTTCATGTGCGTCCCGCTCATCTGATACGGGAACTGGATCACCTCCGGTTTTTCCCTGGCATATCCGATCAGCCTGGTCGGATCCATGCCCATCGCCTGGGCGGCCTGCGTGCCGGTGATCACCGGCGTGTTCATCAGGAGCAGGTCGCTGAATGTTACCCTGTCAGCCATTGTGTCTCACATCCTTCCACCGACACCCGTTGCAAGCGCCCTCGTGCTCACGCCGGTACTGGCCGCACTTCAGGCACAATTCGTTTACACAGTCCCGCAGCTCGCTCTCCATGAAGGCCACGTCGCTGGCAGTGATCACCAGCTCCCGGAACCTTTCGCCGGTGTTGAACGACCGGCCGTTCTTCTTGCCCTCAGGCCACCCGGCACCGGTTAGATCGTTGCCCAGGTTGTTGATGGCATCGCTGAGCCGCTTTGTCAGTTTGTCCATGTCTTCATCTCCTTCCTGTGTTTAATTGTTTGGACACTCAGAGTAAAAAATTTTGTCAACAGTGGTGTCCAATGCCAGCGCGATGGCCGCGAGCGTGCTTACCAGAACGTTTTCGTACTTCCCCGTCTCGAGGGACGATATCGTCTGGCGGCTTACACCGGCCTTCTGCGCCAGTTCTTCCTGAGTCATCCGGAGCTCTTCCCGGCGTTCCCTGATCTTGTAGCCCATCAGTTCGATCCTCCTTCCTGCTGTTTTTCATTGTCCAACCCATTGGACATTTTATACCTTATCTTGTGCCATGTCAAGTGGTTTGGACACAACTTGTAAAAAAAATTTGACATCCTATTGTATGCAATGTAAAATGGAACACACAGGGAGGGAAATATCATGAAATTGAGCAAGATCATAAAAAACTACCGGGAAGAAAATGACCTTTCTCAGCGTGAGTTCGCAAAGCGGTGCGGCCTGTCCAATTCGCTGATCTCAATCCTGGAAATGGGCGTCAATCCTCAGACCGGCAAGCCGATGGAACCGGATATGAGAACATACCGGCGCATCGCTGACGGTATGGGGATCACTACAGAGGCTCTTTTTGACCGGATCAAGTCCGACGTGGAAGCCGGCAGCGGTTTCAGCACAATCGACCAGAGCATTGTCGAAGCTCTCCACCAGAACCCGAAGCTCCGCCTGCTATTCGACATCCAGAAGAACCTGAGCGACTCCGATCTGAACGCGGTGCTGGGTGTAGTGAACGCGATCGCGAAGGAACGCGGGGACGATGACTAAATTTTTGGTCATCGCCTCCGCTATCCTTAAGGGGAACAAAGGAGGCGATGATCATGAGCGATGTGCCGATCATTCTGAAGGATCTCCCGGTGGATGTGCACGGGTTCGTCTGCCTGGGCTCCGACTATGAGCCCGTCATCGTGATCAATTCCCGGCTGTCCAGGGAAAAGCAGCTGAAGGCCTACGAACACGAAAAGGACCACATTGACCGCGGCGATATGTTTAATGAAGACTATCACGAATACGAAGGAGGGATACCATGAGAAAGCTGATCACCCTGATCCTGATCCTCGCCATGTTCCTGCCGGCGATCGCGCTGGCGGATCTTCCGGATATCTCCGGACTTTCAACTGATGAGCTGATCGAATTGAATCATCTGATTCAGATGAAATTGTTTTCCGAAAAACTAAACGATGGGATACGAATCCCTCAGGGTACATACATTATTGGAGAAGATATCCCGGCCGGATCATATCGTGTGCTGATTGAAGGCGATTCAGGGAGTTATCAGCTCTACAGGGGAAACACGCTGATATTAAACGGCATTGTCGGAACATACTTCAATCTGAACGAAGTCGGCAGAATCATTTTGTCTGATGGGAATGTTCTTCAGCTGAATCAATGCGTATTTATCTTCTATCCATATACAGGTTTGTCTTTTGAATAATCAGGAGGTCGCAATGATCTGTCCAAGGTGTAGAAAAGATTCCATTCCTGAAGCGGTTTTCTGCCCGTATTGTGGAAAGAAACTGTCACCAGAACAAAAAAAGCGCCGCCCGAAACGGACGGCAAACGGAACCGGTAGCGCGTTCAAGCGTGGATCCGGATGGACGGCCCAGGCGGTCGTCGGGTACCGTGAGCTGCCGGACGACCTGCTGGATCCGGCGAACAAGCGGCAGCGGATACCGATCAAGAAGACCAAGGGCGGCTTTGCTACGAAGGCGGAGGCGCTGGCCTACATTCCCACGCTGAAGGCGCTGAAACCGGATGCCGCCCCGACACTGCAGTATTACTGGAACAACTACGAAAAGAACGAATATACCGCCCTATCAGCATCCAAGCAGACCGCCTACAGCATCGCCTGGAACAAACTGGACAAGCTCCACCAGATCCCCGTGGACCAGCTGACGGTCGTAGTCCTGCGGGACACGGTGTCAGCTGAGTGTTCCACCTACTACACCGCGAAGGACTGCCGGACCGTGCTGACCACCCTCTTCCGCATGGCTGCCGCTGACGGCTACGCGAACAAGGACCTGCCGTCCTTCATTCAGCTGCCGAAGCTGACGGAGCAGGAGCGCGAGCCGTTCAACGATGTGGAACAGGCGAACCTCTGGAAACTGTACGAGGCCGGCGACCTCCGCGCCGCGGTCCCTCTTTTGATGATCTATTCCGGCTTGATGCCTGGCGAATGTTTCGACCTCCGTGTGGACATGATTGACCTGGGCAACCGTCAAATCGTCGGCGCCGGCAAGAAGACCGATGTCCGGAAGAAGACGCCGGTCACAATCGCCGCGGTAATCATTCCAGTCCTGGAAGATCTGATCGCCCATGCGCGGCCGTCAGGGCGGCTTTTTACTGCCTCTGAGGATCAGTGGAGGAAAGACTACTACGACGCGCTGAAGGCGGCTAAATGCCGCAAATTACAGCCATACAGCTGCCGTCACACAACCGCGACCGCATTGGCCATCACCGAAGGCATCGCCCCACAGACCATCAAAAAGGTCATGCGCTGGTCGACAACGAAGATGCTGGACCGCTACGCTCACCCGGACGCATCCGACGCCCAGGCGGCTGTGGACGCCATCAAAAAGAATCCAACTACCGACACACTACCGACATCGGCTCAGGAACCCGTTGCAAAATAAAGACGTCTTATCCCCTGCTAAGGGAGTAGTGTCAGTGATGGCAGCCCGGGTTCAAATCCCGGCTTCTCCGCCAAAACGCCCGCAGATCAACGGTCTGCGGGTTTTCCTTTTGCCGTAAATCTCAGCGTGATTTTGGGTAGATTTCTACGAACTACCGACACACTACCGACATATGCTTTTTAGATGCCTTGTCCTACTACCGACATCTACTACCGACATTTGGGCATAAAAAAACCGCCCCGGGATCGCTCCCAGGGCGTCGTTATTTTAGTTTTTCCTCATCCGTCAAAATAACGGAATCCATATTTTACTCTTCGTCGGGTGGTTGTAATTCGGCGGCCTTCTTGTACTGCATCGTGCTGATGCCCAGCAGGGCACCCAGGAACGCGTCGACCGCGGTGATCGTTCCGACAATCTGCTCCGCGTAGGGCAGATCCCAGATCCGGGCCAGGGCGAAGTACAGCGTGCCGATCGCCGGCAGCAGGATCTGCGCGATGAACTTCAGGATGTCGTATACCTTGTTGCTCATTTTCATGCTGTTCCCTCCTTATTGTTCGATGGCGTGCGCCACCATCGGATGTGATCCCGGCTCGATGGACGGCAGCGCCCTGACCTGGTTGTAAATGTCGCTGATCACGTTGTTCGGGCCCAGTGCTTCATACTGGACGTACATATTATCGACGTTGTCGCGCTCGCCGGCGCTGATCCATCCGCGGGCCAGATAGTGGCTGAAGGCCTGCAGGAGGCGATCCCGCAGTAATGCCTGGACGCCCAGCATGGTGGCCTTGTTCTGGGCCTCAACCCGTGCACTGGCGTCTTCGCTGTCCTTGACCCGCTTCTCCAGTGGGCGCTTGAGAAATACCGCAATCAACACGCCCACGAGGCCCGAGATGATCCCGCTCACCCCGCAGACGCTCAGGATCTGTGAGAGTTCCATTATTCCGCCTCCTTTTCAACCCTGCTCCCAGGATACAGTGCCGCCAGCGCCTCCGCGTCGTGCAGGCTCAGCCCGGGCACGGTGACCTTGTAGGTGACCTTGACGGGCGTGGAGGACAGCATTTCCCAGGTACGCGGACCGATGATGCCGTCCTGGACCAGTCCCCAGTCACGCTGGAACGCTACCACAGCGTCGAAGGTCTTCTGGCCGAACTTTCCGTCCGCGCCCCAGATGCCAAGGTCGTACCCCCGCTGGATCAGCTGCGTCTGGGCCAGTGTGACATAGGGGCCGGAATCGCCTTTGCGGAGAACCGGTTTTTTGTCGCCCGGATCCGGTTCCGGTTCCGGCTTTTCGTCCGGTATGAAATCGTATGTCACGCCCTTTTCTAGCCCCCAATACTTCCACTTTTTGTCATGCACCTTGCTCTGGATCACACCGACTCTCGCGCCGCTGGCCTCCGTCACAATGCCGTCGCCCGTATATGTTCCGATGTGCGGTTTCTTTTCGTCCGTCCCGGTAAAAACCTGAGCGCCCACCGGCAGATCCATCGATGATGTCAACTTTCCTTTATGGCTCAGATCGCATTGCCATATCAGATTGCTCCCGCTGTGGATGGCGATTCCGTGCTGTGCTGCTGCCCAGCGGCTCAGTCCTGCGCAGTCCCACACCCTGTGTCCGATCCATTGCTTGCCGTATGTTGCGCTTCCTTTGTAATTCACCATCCCCTCCGGATCTGCTTTGTATTTCTTCTCAAGGTTCGCCTGCTTCGCCGCTGTCCATTCCGCGCCTTGCTGTCCCCATATGTATCCGCCGTTGCATTCATACGCCTCCAGCGTTGTTTTCGCGATTTCGTTTCCTGTCGCCATATTCCTTCGCCCCTTTCTGGATCATTGCCTCCAATAATGTGCTGACTATTCAGTGCTGTTCACGTTTGCACCTCCGTTCCCGGATCAGGTCGATCAGTGTCAGCGAGCCAATGAAAAGGACGTTCCCCGCGAATATGGCCACAACGACCCACAGGATCCAGCTCATATTTTTTGTTCCCCTTCCATTTTCCGGAATCAGTTGTTATAATGGCATAAGAAAAGAGCGCTCGCGGCTGGAACCCGCTTACGCTCCGGCGGAAGATGTGGTCGTGTCACACCCTCCAGAGATGATTTTATCACATCCTTCTGCCCATATCAAGAAAAGGAAGGATGTGTTTTTTGTGTCGTACGAACAACTCAGATCTACCCTTGCCGCCCGGCTGATGGACCGTCAGCTGCCGCCGAAACTGATGCACGACGTCCTGCAGGAGCTGGACGCCGTCTCCGCGGACTATGAGATCCGCAGATCCTGCACCGACCTGATCACCGTCTCCGGCCTGCCGGAGATCGTGAAGATCTACTGCGCCGCCCTGGCTGTCGAGAACAAGG